CTTTGATAACTCGTTATTTAAAATGATTAAAGATTTTGTACCTGCACGTACAAGTCTTGCTTCGGGTGTTGTTATCAAACAAACACTTTTAGAAAGAAATAAATACCCACAACCCCAAGTATCTCAAGAAACCGTTACTTATACTGGTTCAATAGAATCTACTCAATTATGGGATCCTATCACCCAACAAAAGTATATTTCACATTCTTTAATTGAAACCTTTGATGGTGGTGCTGGTGGTGTATTTAATACCTTTAATACTGTAACCAATACTTCCCAAAGTTGGTATGAAACCCTAACCACCCCTTCAGGATCAGTAACGGTACTACATAATAGTCAAGATGAATTTTATGATGGAGAATTTAGTGGTTCTATAATAACAGTAACTACTCAAAGTTTATTTACTTCTTATCCATTAGAAAATATTGCTTCATATTATAAACAAGTACATTATTATGGTACTAGTTCTAACGAAGGTGGTATATTTGAAGATTTATTTCTAAACAATCTTACTGCCCCTCAATCTGGAAGTATATTATTTTATGAGGCTAATATTCCTAATATTGCCGGGGTTTGGAATACTAAATATTTAAAAATAGCTAAAATTGATTGTAGTGGAAGCAATAATACTAATGTATTAGGTAATATCAATAAATCTGTTATATTTAATGATGTAGCTGGACAATATGTTGAATATGATTTAACAGTTTTAAATGAACACCCTACATATTATTTATATGAATCGACCCCTAAACTATATGCTCCAGCATCATGGCCTAATCAAGTATTAAACTATAGAATCTCATCCTCCAACGTTCCAGGTTTACAACCTATATCACCTGGTACCTCTCCAACTACTATAAATTCTTATGGTGTAGTAACAGGAAATATTCTTGGGTATTTTGATGCTTCTTCTGGAATTCATACTTTAGGAGATACACCTAATACTCTGTTAACAGTTACTGGGTCTGCTGTAATTTCTGGAAGTAGTGGAAGATTTGGGATTTATTTAACTAGACAAGGAACTACTACTGCATTAAATTTCCTCAACTACACCTCAGAAATCCAATCCACTCTTTCAGCTTCATATTATGGATTACAAGGAGATCAATTATATTTAGCAGCAACTACTACAAACCCAACATTTGGGGTTACTCGAATTAAATCATGTAGTTTATTACTTACCCAAAGTAGAGCATTAAGTTCTTCTAATTGTGCTCCTATTATATTTGAACCATACATTACAGAACCAAACTATTATAATAGTGATTACAACCCATTAATTAATAATGTATTTGTTGATCGTTTAAGTACAATTTATCAAGATATCGATTATTCAACAGGTATTTACACTCCAACGAATTTTAATCTTTTAATTAGTGGAAGTGCTTTAAAAGCAGCTGTTCAAGATTCAAACTATACTTCAAAACGTGTAACTTTACCACGATATGAAGGTTCAAAATCAACTTCACAAAATTTAAATTACTGGACTCCTGATGATGTAGGAACATATGGTAAACTTCCAACTGTAGAAAGTTTAAAAACTATGGTTGCTTATTGCGATGATATTGGAGGATGGCCACCTGAAAGAGAAAATGCTTCCGCTGCATTTATAAAATATCTAATCAAATCAGATGGTACAGTTGTTATTCCTAACACTACACCAAATTCATTAGCAGATAATCAAGAAACATTTGAATCTGGAGAAAATGTATTAGTCCAATTTACGGGGACTGGTAATCAAGCTACTCCAATTAGAAAAGTAATTCGTGGTGGTACTCGTATTGAACCTATTTTATATACCCAATATGGTCAAAATCCTGCAAGTTGGAATACTACAATGTCTTTTTCAACAGATTTTATTACATCGACAGCTGTAGGAAGTTATATAGCTAAATCTGCCCCAACAACTTATGCTGCTATTAATGATGCATCATATGCTGGAGTAAATATGAATAATAATCTCCTATTAGGCGCCCAAGCCTCAGCATGGACTAGTAATTATTACACAATTAATCAAGATTTAATAGATGAAAATGTTACTTTAATTGCTGGAGGTGAAATTAAAGTTGGAATAATTTCATCTGCTCTTGGAGCCCAAAATCACAATGTTACTATTAGATTAATAAGAGAACGAAGTGGAGTTAAAACTGTATTAACCTCTAAAACCCAAACCATTAACCAACCAGAATTTTATTCAGGTCAATCGTATGCTTGGGGTGTTAATTCTATAGGATATATCTACCCCAATTTTGAAATTTCAGCTGCTATTTTACCTCAAGATGTATTATCTGGAGATAGAATTTATTATGATGCAGTTCATATTACTTCAACTTATGGTGAACCAGGAAACCCTTCAGTTCCTACAGTATATGTAGATAAAGCTACTTCTTATCTTTTTATAGGTCAATCTCCTGCTCAAACAAATACCACTGCATATTCTACAGGAATTAATACTTTATGGGGGTATCCTAATAGTACTAAATTGTATGCTATAACATGTTCCAATTCTATATTAAATCAGTTATATGATAATGGATTTATCATGCAAGACATAACAGGCTCAGGATTCAATCCTGTTGTACTTGAATGGAATGTTAAATATGGAGATGAATTTAAATTTGAAGGAAATGAAAATAATGTGTTTATGGTTAAACGAGTATATGATGTAGGTGATTTTGATACTGAAAGAGTTTCCCAAACAGGATCTGTTGAAATTCAATTTGATACCTCATTACCTTCTCAATCTATCAATTTAGATCATTTTGCAATTAGAAGATATGTTGATGATGCTTCACAAATTTTAATTGAAGGATTTAAACCTAATAATTCCTCAGGACCATATATCTTAAAACCAGAATACATAACTCCTGAACTAGATAAAGGAGTTGATGACTTTATATTAATTCTTAAGGAAAAAGGCTTGATTTAGCAATATTTATTACATATAATACACCAATAATAAAACACAAATGGGATATTTAAATAACCAAGTCGTAACAGTTGATGCGATTTTAACAAATAAAGGTAGAGAACTTTTAGCAAAAAATGACGGTTCATTCCGTATTACACAATTTGCTTTAGCCGATGATGAAATTGATTACACATTATATAATCCAACTCATCCATCTGGATCTTCATTTTATGGTGAAGCAATTCAAAACATGCCTTTACTTGAAGCGTTTCCAATTGAAACCCAAATTATGAAGTATAAATTAGCTACTCTACCACGTGGAACAGCTAAATTACCTGTACTTGATTTAGGATATTCTGGAATTACGTTGGTACAAGGAGCTTCACTTGCAGTTACCCCCCAAACATTAAACTACTTAGGTAATAACCAAACATTTGAAACTAGCGGTTACTCAGCTACTATTTCTGATGTTCGCCTATTTAGTACATTTACTGGAATTGGAATTAATACTCCGGCAGCAACTGCAGCCAATGCAGCAGTTACATCAACTACAACACTTGGAACAAATGTATCTACTACAGTAATTGGTTCTCAAATTAACTTAAGAGCAACCACAGTAAATACATTATTTGGTTCAAATACTCAACTATCTGCTACATTAACAGTTGTAGGTTTAGACAGTGGAGCCCGCTTAACCATCCCAGTTACAATTAATCAAAACTAATTAAAATATAAACAATGGCGTTTAAAAGATTTGATCCTGAAGATTTTGTAGTAAGTAGTGATTCAATCACTTCCACACTTTGGTCAACCGGAATCCCTACTTTAACAGAATTTTACACTTCTTCAGTTCAAGTAGCTGGATCATCGGGTAATTATTATTTGAGTGTATACCAGACTTCTTCTACTCTTCCATCAGCACAAGTACAATTTGATATTGCTTATGCCGATGCCTTAGGAAGTGGAAGTGCCCTTTATAATTCAGCTGTACCTCAAAATTCATATACTAAAACAATTTACGGTCAATACCGTTCATTAATTTTAGAAGATGAAAATGCTCAATTTGTTTTTGGAACAGGAAATAATGTAGTAACAGGATCTAATTTCTGGGTTATCTCAATCGAACGTGCCAATTATAAACAGTCACTTTTCCCGGGTTCATTAAACTTAAAACTTTCAGGTTCAGGTGGTATCATTAATTTAACAGATAATTCCCGCGATACTACAGTAAATACATTTATTGGTGCTTCTCAAGTTTATCAATTAATCTCAGGTTCAAATGGTACTGCAGGAAATTTATCTGGTAGTGGATATGTTGCTAATTCAGGATCATATGGTTTAGTATTTCCTCAATTAGGAACTATTATCTTAAACCCAGCAGCTATTTCTCAATCAATCCAAGTTGCTCCTAGTCGTTCAAATAATTCAGATGGGTTAAATAACCAACGACTATTTAATTCAATTGTATTAGGTGATTCATTTACTTTAAATTCCCAAGAAACAATTACCTCAGATTATGTATTTGTTAGAGCTCGTAACTCAGAATTTAATTATTCAGAAAACCCATCATTTATTTCAGGCTCAACAGGAGAAGTAATTTATAGTAACTTTATTAATGCCCCTCAAGTTTATATTACAACTGTAGGAATGTATAATGATAGTAATGACTTATTAGCAGTTGCTAAAATGTCACGTCCATTATTAAAAGATTTTACAAAAGAAGCTCTCGTACGAGTTAAACTAGATTTCTAAGAATGAATGAGCGTATTCAAGTCATTTATAACGTCTGATGTCATTGTATCTCCTTTTGAGGTAAATAAATCATTTACCTTTAAAGGGAATGAACTTACTGGCTCAAACGTAGGAATTGATAGATATCTTGGAAAAAATATTACTTCATCTTTATGGGTTTCTGGTTCATATCCAACAGGATATATTACAATCCAAGATCAAATTTTAGTTTATCGTTCAATTAGAGAACTTTATTATTCAAATTATCTTTTGGGAGATGATGGTTCTCCGGCTGCTACTGCTTCATTTAATACTGATGGTACTATAACAGGTGCAGCTTATACTCCAAATTATTATAATTATTTATCTTCTACTCTTTTAGCAGATAGATATTTCCCCACAGGTTCAGATAATGTAATAGGAGTTATCTCTATCCCTTCTAATTTATATGGAGAATATATCAAACCAGGAACACTAACATTATCTAATGCACTTTTTACTTTAAATGATGATGGTGAAGGGAATGTTATTTCTGGAAGTTATAAAGTAGGAGATATAATCTATGAACATGGAATGATTATTTTAACAAGTGATGGTATTCCTGGTCAAGATGGGTATGGATTTGTTACTTATGAAGGAGGTCTTTACGATGTAGGAGACATATCTTTTATTAATAATTTTATTAATGGAACCAACATCACTTGTTCATTTTCTTCCTCATTTAACATTTATGAAACACAATATAAATGTACACTCCGAGAAAATGAATTTAATTTCTCACAAAATCCAACTTTAGTTTCTGGAAGTTCAAATAGTGGAGTTTTATATAATTTTGCTACCGGTTCATATTTTTCACCTTATGTTACCACAGTAGGTTTATATGATAATAATTATAATTTATTAGCAGTAGCAAAACTTGCTCAACCTCTTCCAACATCTGCTGTTACTGACACCAGTATATTAATAAATTTAGATTTATAATTTTTATGAATTGGTTATATAAAACGTCCCAAATTGAGGACCTTTCTCACTTCCCACCATCTACATATGGTTTCATCTACAAGATAACCCATTTATCTTCAGGCAAATCCTATATTGGTAAAAAAGTACTTTACCACAACAAAAAAGTAAAATTAGGTAAAAAAGAACTTGCACTACATGAAGGTGTAGGTCGTAAACCATCTTCTAAAATAGTAACATCTGAATCTGATTGGAAAAAATATTGGGGTTCAAACAAAACATTGCTTGAACTTAAAAAAATTGAACCAATAGAAAACTTTGAACGTGAGATATTGATTTTGTGTTCAAGTAAAAAACTTTTAACATACTACGAAACACGAACTTTATTTGTTTATAGAGTATTAGAAACCCCTGATTTATATTTTAACGATAACATTTTAGGTAAGTTCTTTCGAAAAGATTTTGATATCTAAAAAAGATATTGTATCTTGAAGTTATGGTAAATGAACTGTTAGTCAATCTAGTTAACGGTGTCTTAGGCACAGGCAAACGTACAGCACGAGGAAATCAAGCATATACTTGTCCATTCTGCCATCATCACAAACCAAAACTTGAAGTTAATTTTACCGAAAACAAAGACGGTGTTAATCAATGGGCATGTTGGGCTTGTGGTAAAAAAGGTAAAACCATAAGAAGTTTATTTAAACAGGTACAAGTTGATGCTTCCTATTTTCAAGAACTCTCTAAACTTGTAAAAAATGTCTCTACTGAAGATATAGGAGAGGTAAAACATGCTTTACTTGAGTTACCAAAGGAATTCAAAACCTTTATCAACAACAAAGATATTATAGCAAGACATGCTCTTGCCTACCTCAAAAAACGAAACACCACCAAACAAGATATTCTCAAATACAA